CGGGTGAACAACTTAAAATAAATTAAGTTAATGACCCAACAACATTACTACTACATGTCGAAGTTTTTATAATATCTAGTATTTAATGATATAGCCTTCACTTACTGTCTAGTGGATGAAGACTATATCTTAGACAAACAAACGAGACCCACACAGGTCAGGACTCTATATGAGGCCTTTGACCAAGAAGTGCGCAAGCCCTTCCAGAGTATCTTCGTCAAGAAGGAATCTTATGGTAAGATCGCCGATCCTCGCGTGATCACAACCGAGCGCCCCGCCGACAAGCTCGAATACTGCGCCTACCAATATTCAATATCCGCGTTCATGAAGACGCAACCATGGTATGCATTCGGGCTCACTCCCATTGAGATAGCTGATCGAGTAGCACAAATTGCACAGGCCAGCGAGACAATCAATTGTACTGACTTTTCCAGAATGGACGGTCGCAAAACACTAGTCACTCGTACTTTAAACTACTTATTTATGAAGAGATTATTTGCTCGAGAATATCATGAAGATATTCTGCGAATTCTCCAATCAAAGATCAATGTTTTTGCTTCCTCTCCCGAATTCGATGGTGAAGTCTATCGATTTAATGCGGAATTGGCTCAAGGGTCTGGCTTGCCAGATACTTCCAATTTCAACAGTCTTGACAATGCGTTCAACAACTTCCTAGGCTACTATTTTCAGTATAAATCGTTTGACGTTGGCCTGGGAAAAACTTAATGAACTAGTCATTCTCGGTGGTGACGACACTGTCGCCGGCGACTTAGAGCACACCTCCATCGTTGAAGCCTCCACCTCTTTAGGTCATGTAATTACAAGTGATATTTATAAGCGAGGCGAACCAGGTGTCAATTTTCTGGCCCGACAATACGGCCCTGACCTTTGGAACGGAGAGATGAACAGCTGTACTGACATCATGCGATGTCTTTCAAAACTACATACTACAGTCACTCTTCCTCCAACCGTCACTGCTGCGGAAAAGCTATCCCAAAAGCTCACCTCTCTTGCTTTCACTGACAGAAATTCACCTCTAATTGAGGATCTTATTTCTAAATTTCTGAAAGTTGGGGGTAAAATAGCCGAACGAGACCAATGGCAAATACAATCTTTTTGGTCCCAATATCCTCCTGAAGTACAGTATCC